AAAAGGTGAGATTAGGTAAATTTCATAAATATGAAGATGGTGGCGTAGATCGCCCCTTTCTAACCCCTGACACAGTAAATAAGGACGAAAACGATGAATAGTTTAAATTACTTACTTACAGTTATAATCCCCTGCTGGATTCCCGTAATTACAGTAGAGCTTTTACTTGTAGGTTATATTTATAACATGACGAAGGATGCAAAATAGTCCTTTCGAGGCTATAATGCTATTAGGAAGTAAATATAGAACATATATAGTACATACTTATACCATATACACCCTAGTATATATTCACGTATAACACTTATATTTAATATTCTTATTTTCACTTTCCTAAAATGACTAAAGATAGAAACCCTTAAGGCGAGTTTACGAGCCATGCAATTCGACCAACAAAAGATAATTCTCCTCCACCCCGGTAAAACAGGCGGTTCCTCTGTGGAAGCTGCACTGGTAAAGGCGTATCTGAAGACTGATTACAGTACCTTCTTGCGTCAACATAAATACGGAGATTTTGATCTAATGTTTGGTTTGGATGCCATTAGGAATGTCTATCTACAGCATGGTTGCTTGCGGTTGTACGAGATGTTTGACGTTCCAGTGAGGAAGTATAACGTTTTTTGCACAGTAAGAAGGCCATATGAGAGGGTACTTAGTGCCTTTTACTATAACGGCTTCTCCAAGAGGATGAACTTCCCTGAATTCGTCAAGAATCAGTTATCCCACGAAGTCAAGAAGAATTACTACGAGACGGGCAACTTCATGATAGATTCCAAGAAGTATCATATCAATCATTTTGCTCCATCTATGTTATATCTTAAAAACAAGCGATTCAAGGTAGATAATGTGATTAAGTGTGAGAGATTAGCTGCGGACACCAAAAAGCTATTGGGGCTGACTTTACCTAAGACAAGACATGCCAAAACAGTAGCATCCACGCATCATAATAAGCATATTGACGCATATACTCAAAAAATGAAAGACAAAGTGTATCAGTTATATGTTGAGGACTTTAAGACGTTAGGGTATAAAAAATAACCCTTCTTGGCTAACGAACCCCCCTTTCAGGGGTGAGATAATTACCATTATAAAAGGAACAAGAATATGAAAACTGCAATAGTCACAGGAATATCGGGACAAGATGGCTCTCACTTATCAGAACTTCTACTATCCAAGGGATATGAAGTATGGGGCGTCGTAAGGCGATCCAGCACAGATACCAGCCAGAGATATGAGCATTTAATGTCCAATCGGGACTTTCATGTTATAGAGGGCGATATTACGGATTATTCCAGCATGATCAATATATTACGAACGCCAGAGCATGTTGACGAATTCTATAATTTGGCCGCTCAGAGCCACGTAGGGACTTCATTCAAACAACCAGCATTAACATGGGATATTACCGGAAACGGCGTCCTGAACATCCTACAGGCTCTCCTAGACCTAAATATGATGACTACGAGGTTCTATCAGGCTTCTAGCTCCGAGATGTTTGGAAGTGAGTTCGATATCGCNANTGANGGNACTAAATATCAGAACGAAGATACAAAATTGATGCCGAACTCTCCNTANGCGATAGCTAAGACCGCTGCACATCATGCAGTAAGAATGTTCCGAGATGCCTATGATTTACATGGNTCTTGCGGAATCTTATTCAACCACGAAGGTCCAAGGCGTGGAGACAATTTCGTAACAAAGAAGATCACGAACTGGATTTGGTCGCTTCAGGACTGGATGCAGAAATTAGACATAAAGGAAAGTGACCTTGATTTCGGTTACGACGATGAGATTATAGTATTAAAAGATAATAAGGCTATAGGATTTGACAAGCTAAGATTAGGTAATTTAGATGCATGTCGAGATTGGGGATATGCTGGAGATTACGTCGAAGCTATGTGGATGATGCTACAAGAGGATTACGCAGATGATTATGTCATTTGCACAGGAAAGACTGCTTCTATTNGAGAGTTTTTAGAGTTATGTGCCGAAGAGTCAGAACTATGTGAATATGATAACTGGGTTTATATCGATCCAGAATTTTACAGACCTTCTGAAGTGGAATATCTACGTGGCGATTGCACTAAAGCTCGTGAAAAACTGGGCTGGACCCCGAAACACGATCTCAGAAGCCTAGTAAGGCTTATGTTAAAAGAGGTAGTCATAGAAAAATTATAAGGTTAGTGTAGATTTAGCTAGTCTGTTTAGCAAGAATTCGATGAGTAAGTATAAACTGGGTCAATATTCTATCCCGTTTTGTACGATTTTTATCGAAGCTAAAGACCCAGACGAAGCTGCATCTAGAGCAGTTAGCGACTTAATCGATATGTTGTTAAAACAGTATTGGGATGTGGAAACTCAACTGCTTTGTCGGAAAATAAGGAAATGCATGAGGATTACTCGCATTAAGGCTGAATGAAGAAACGAAACTATGCTGACGAGGCTTACACCGAGTTTAGAAAAGAAGTTCTAAAAAGGGACGGTCGAAAATGTCAAATGCCTGATTGCGGATCGAAGAAGAGACTAAATGTTCATCATATTAGACGGTGGGCTGACGCTGCTGCTTTAAGATGTGAACCCAGTAATGGAATAACGTTGTGTTATTATTGCCATAAATCTATTTCTGGACAAGAACTACATTACGAACCATTATTCATGGAGATTATCGATGCCAAAAAAAGAAAATGAATACAAGGTCATAAAAGACACTAGAGAGCAAGAAGGTTGGTTCTTCCGACCTTTTGGTTCATGTGTTGGTATGGTCGAACAAAAACTGGATACGGGAGATTACTCGATATTAGGCTTAGAAGATAAGATTTGTATCGAGCGGAAAGGTTGTGTTGAGGAATTAGCTTTAAACCTCGGTCAAGGTAAGGAACGGTTCTTACGTGAGATCGAGAGAATGGCTGATTTTGAACACAAATTTATAATTTGCGAGTTCGGTGCCGAAGAGTTGATTAAGTTCCCAAAGGATACTAGAATTCCTATTAAGAATAAGTCTGCTGTTAAGATCACTGGACGATATATGCTCAAAACATTAGTAGAATTTCAATTATATAATAATATTAACGTTGTATTCTGTGGAGATAGATATAACGCTTTTCTTGTTGTAAGTAGTATTTTTAAACGCATTAACGAACGCTATGGAAAGCAAGAGGAAAATAACGATGTCTGATAATAACCAATACTTACACGACTTTCATAACTATTACCGTCACATGCTGAGTCGCGTGAGATATTCCTGCATAACTATTACGATAACAATGCCGAAGAGAATCCCGGTGTTGAATACCGTATGTCTGTAAACTTTCTTAAGAACATGAGGGCATTAGACCTCACGGACAATAGCGAGATTACAGTCCACATGCAGAGTGTCGGTGGGGAATGGACCGATGGAATGGCTATCTTTGACGCAATTAAGATGTGTAAGTCAAAAGTAACCATAATCGCTTACGGTCAAGCTGAATCAATGAGTAGTATCATACTACAGGCTGCTAACAAGCGACTTATCACACCAAATACTTACTTCATGTCTCACTTCGGATCATCTGGTGCTGGAGGCGGCTATTTAGACGTTCAGAACTGGATTAAATACGAAAAACGAATCTGCGATATTATGCTAGATGTGTACGCGGAACGCTGTAAACGAGGAAAGTATTTCGTCGAGAAGTACGGACGTAACCCAGACCTTGAGAAGATTAAGACATTCTTATTTAGAAAATTAAAGTCTGGCGATTGGTACGTTAATGCTGAAGAGGCCGTGTACTACGGCTTTGCAGATAGAATCATAAAGAAGTGGTAAAATGGCAAAAAAGAATAAACTAAAAAATATCGAAGAAGCATGGTTGGGCCTAGAGGGCATGGGTGAAGATTTCTTCAACCCAATGAGTTTACTTCATGGCTCTGACGACGATTTCCACCTGAGACTTTCTTATCTTATGACGAGACCAGAATATCTCTCGTTTATAACTAAGCACCTATTGAACATCAATATTCTACCATCGCAGGGATTGATCTTGCAGGAAATATGGCTACGTAAGTTCCCCATGCTTATTGCTAGTCGAGGTTTCGGTAAATCATTCTCTCTGGCATTATATGCAATGTTAAGAGGATTACTCCTTCCTAGAAGAAAGGTTGTAGTAGTTGGTGCTGCCTTCCGACAGTCTAAGGTACTATTTGAGTACATGGAAACTATCTGGCGTAATTCACCTATGCTTCGTGATATATGCGACTCAGATAGTGGTCCGAGACGAGATACGGACAGATGCGTAATGAGACTTAACGAGAGTACCATAACATGTCTCCCTCTTGGTGACGGACAGAAAATTCGAGGTCAACGTGCTAATGATATTATCGCTGACGAATTTGCATCTATCCCTAGAGATATTTTCGAAAACGTTGTCGCAGGTTTCGCGGCTGTTAGTTCCGACCCTATTGCTAACGTTAAACGTGCAGCAGCAGAAGCCAAGGCCAAGGAACTCAATATTCCATACGAAGCAGAAGACAGCAAAGATCAGGGCAAAAAAGATAATCAGATTGTTCTTTCTGGAACAGCTTATTATGACTTTAATCATTTCGCTTCATACTGGAAAAAAATGGAAGCAGATGATCGAGAGTCAGGGGCGACCAGAAAAGCTACGAGAAATCTTTGGCGGAGAAGACCCACCAGANTCATTCGACTGGTCTCAATACTCAATTATCCGAATTCCATACGAATTGCTCCCAAAGGGCTTTATGGACGCGGATCAGGTCGCACGATCCAAGGCTACAGTACACGCTGGTATTTATCAGATGGAGTACGGTGCTTGCTTCACTAGGGACTCTCAGGGCTTCTTTAAGAGGTCTTTGATTGAATCATGTGTAACTAATGACCAAAATCCTATTAAAGATGGTCAAGGTAAAGATATTATGTTTGAACCCCAATTAATAGGTAGTCCAGAGAAAAAATATATATTTGGTATTGACCCTGCTTCTGAAGTAGATAATTTTAGTATTGTAGTATTAGAAGTAGCTCCAGATCATCGTAAAATAGTACATGTATGGACAACTACCAGATCAGAACATAAAGAGCGTGTAAAACGAGGTTTGGCCTCAGAGTCAGATTTCTACGCTTACTGCGGACGCAAAATCCGAGAGTTAATGAAGCTGTTCCCGTGCATCCACATCGCAATCGATAAACAGGGTGGTGGTATAGCCGTAACAGAATCGCTTCATGATCCGGATAAGATTAAGGCTGGAGAACAGCCACTGTGGGAAGTAATTGACGAAGATAAGCATAAGGACACGGACGACTATGCCGGTCTACATATTATAGAGATGTGTCAATTCGCCAAATATGACTGGTTGGCAGCAGCTAATCACGGTGTTCGTAAGGACTTTGAGGATAAAGTTCTAATCTTCCCGCATTTTGACGCTATATCTCTAGGCTTATCGTCAGAAGAGGACGCCGGAAGGGGTCGANTCGTAGACACCCTAGAAGACTGNATTATGGAGATTGAGGAACTTAAAGATGAGCTAGCCATGATCCAAATGACCCAAACCGCTGCTGGGCGAGATCGCTGGGATACCCCAGAAGTAGTCGTTGGTACAGGCAAAAAGTCAAAAATGAGAAAAGATAGATATTCTGCCTTGTTAATGGCGAACATGGCGGCTAGAATACTACAGAGGACTCCCGAACAGGAAGACTACGAATTCTACGGTGGATTCGCTGGCGGGGGCTTCAAACCAGCACATCAGGATCATAACATGTACTCTGGACCGGCTTGGTTCAAAGATCACATGAAAGACGTGTATTAAACTAATAGAGAACAATCCAATTACAATCCAATTGAAGGTTTAAGGACTATGAGCGAAGAATTTACGACTTGGAACGATGGTGACGAGAAAAGCAAAGCAGAAGCAATGTCCCAGCACTCGGACAATGTTGACGCATATAGCGGCGTAAAGAAGTCCACAGCAGGATACCAGCAAAGTTTCATTGGAGTAGGACCAAACGTCTCAGTAAGACCAGAATTCGGTCGGGATGACTACTATGCGTTTCGCCCAAGCGAAAAGCCATCCAACGATTATCGAAGAGCTATCTCACAGTGTTTAGCGGCATACGATAAAGTTGGAATCATTCGCAATGTAATCGATTTGATGGGAGACTTCGGAAGTCAGGGTATTGAGGTTGTTCACCAGAATAAGAGTGCGGATAGGTTCTTTAAACAATGGTTTAAGAGCGTAAATGGCAAGGAACGGTCTGAGCGATTTTTGAACAACTTGTACAAAACAGGCAACGTGGTAGTATACAGAAGCTATGCAGATGTAACACCTAAGCTAGAAAAGTACATGAAGTCAGTCTCTCAGGATATAATCGTAGATGTACCAAACATGAAGGACAGGCAGATACCGTGGCGTTACACATTCTTTAACCCTCTCACTGTGACGCTCAATGATGGAGAGCTTGGACTGTTTCTTGGCAAACCTGAATATTCAATATCAACAAATAAGTTTGTAGATAAGTTTAATCGTGGTGAATTACCTACTGACGTAATAAATGCACTTCCTCCTGCTGTTAAAAGCATGATCGATAATGGTGCAAAACAAATACCGCTAGACCCAGAGCGTGTTCGCGTCTTCCATTATAAGAAGGACGACTGGAAACAATGGGCAGCACCTATGATTTACGCTATTTTAGATGATATCGTAATGTTAGAAAAAATGAGATTAGCTGATATGTCAGCATTAGATGGTGCTATATCAAATATTAGATTATGGACACTTGGTAGTTTAGATCATAAAATATTACCTAATAAAGCAGCCATTAATAAATTACGCGATATTCTTGCTAGTAATACCGGCGGCGGAACAATGGAACTCGTATGGGGTCCAGAATTAAGCTTCTCCGAATCTAGCAGCGACGTATACAAGTTCTTAGGCTCTGAGAAATACTCAGCAGTCCTTAACAGTATATACGCAGGACTTGGCGTACCTCCAACCCTCACCGGAATGGCTTCAAGTGGTGGTGGATTTACAAATAACTTTATCTCACTGAAAACATTGGTTGAGCGACTACAGTATGGTCGATCCATGCTAGTTAAGTTCTGGGAAACAGAATTTGAAATGGTTCGTCAAGCCATGGGTTTCCGTCACAGGCCACACATTCATTTTGATACAATGTCATTATCCGACGATGATGCACAGAAGCAATTATTAATCCAATTAGCCGACCGAGACATTATCTCACACGAAACACTTCTTGAGCGATTTGGTGAGATTCCAGAAGTCGAAGCTATCCGAGTTAGCCATGAGGAGAAGGACAGAGTGGAAGAAAAAGTCGCACAACGTGCTAGCCCATACCACAATGCTAACCACAAGCAGGAAATGGAGAAGATTGCACTACAGGGTGGAAAAGTTACCACAGATGACGTTGGTATCAAGTCCAGTGTTCCAAAGTCACGACAGATGCCACCTCCTCCAGCACCAAAGGGTGTACCCGGAGGATCAGACCCAAATCAACAAGCTAAGAAACCAGCAAATGACAACGGTCGCCCTAAGAACCAAAAAGACACCAAACCTCGTAAGGAAAGAACATCTAAGCCACGATCAAAGCCCGGAGTTGCGGAACTGATCATGTGGTCAGAAGCTGCTTGGGGTGAAACATCTGATATCATCAGTAAAGTATTCCTAGCTACGAAGGAAAAGAAGAACCTTCGTCAATTAACCAAGGCTGAAGGAAAACAGCTAGAACAGCTTAAATTAGACGTTTTTACCAATCTAGAGACTCTCTCTGAGGTTAATGAAAAGGCCATAAGTAGCATACTAAGTAGCAATAAAAAGACCCCAATAAGCTTTAGGAGTATACTAAATGATAACGGTATTTCACCGGAAGTCATGTCTGTAGACAACTACCGCAGGGGCGTAATTGGTACTTATATTGAACAAAAATTGGCCCAATAGAACCCTTCTGGAAGAATCAGTGTATAATTCTTCGAGAGGCAAAAACTGTATGCAAGTATATAAACAAGAAATTTTAGACGGTGTTGGCGAAGCTGTAAAAGCTACCGCCTCAGTTGCGTATTGTACGCAGGCATCTGTAACTACCGAAGAAGTAGGATCAGACATCGTAGAAAAGATCGTAGCAGCAAATGCCAACCCTCAACAGGTTGACTTATACTACATTAAATCAGTTCTAGTTTCTACAGGCTGGAATAAGAACGATGACGTTTTTAACCCAGAGGTGACTTTTGCAGCCCGCAATACACCAGAAGATAAACAATTCAATTTTATGCACAATGAGAATGACATCATTGGACATATTACTGGAAGTTATGTAGTTGATCAGGCCGGTAACAAGATAGACTCAATTGAGGCTCCTGAGCAGTTCGACATCATAACAGAAGCGGTACTTTATAATAGCTGGAGCGATCCCGATAACAGGGAACGCATGAGCAATATTATCGCTGAAATCGAACAAGGAAAGTGGTTTGTTTCAATGGAATGTCTCTTCGCTGGGTTTGATTACGCAATAATCTCACCTAATGGAGAGCATAAGACCGTCGCCAGAAACGAAGAGTCTGCTTTCTTGACTAAGCATTTACGTGCTTATGGCGGCATGGGTGAATATGAAGGTTATAAGATTGGACGATCCTTAAGAGATATTTCATTCTCAGGAAAAGGTTTAGTAAACAGACCTGCCAATCCACGTAGCTATATCATTGATTCATCAGACGAGAAAATCACGGACAACCACGAAGAACACACTTTATCATTTCCAACAGGAGATATTAATATGTCAGACGAAATTAAAAACGAAGTAGTAGCAGAAGAAGTTGCTCTAGCTTCCGAAGTTGTAGAAACAACTGCAACAGACGAATCAGTAGCAGTTCAACCTGATCCTACACCAGTAGTTACTCCAGAAACAACAGAAGAAGTTGTTGAAGAAGTAACCGAAACTGTTACAGAAGAAGTAACTGAAGAAGTGGCTCCAGAAGCTACAGAAGAAGTTACCGAAGAAGCAACAGAAGAAGCTGCTCCTGAAGCTGAAGCTACAGAAGAAGTTACTGAAGAAGTAACTGAAGAAGTAGTAACAGAAGAAGTTGCAGAAACAACTACAGAAACAGAAGCCGAAGAAGTTGCTGAAGAAGCTGCTCCTGAAGCTGAAGCTGCTGACAAGTGCGAAAAAGAAGCTTGCGACAAGGAAACTTGCGACGAAGCTTGCACAGAAGCAGAAGACAATACAGTTGCTACACTAGAAGCTAAAGTTGCAGAACTAACCGAAGAATTGGAAGCCGCAAAGCTAACAATCGCTGGTTACGTAGAAGCAGCCGAAGCAGCTGAATTAGCAGCAAAGATGGAAGAAAAGAAAGCCGCTCTTGTTGAGGCAGGCATAGAAGGCGACCAAGCTGAAGCTTTACTCGCTCTTTCCATCGATGACGAAACTTTTGCAACTATCCTAGCAGCAGTTGCCGCTAAGGTAGAAGTAAATGTAGACGAGACGGTAGAAGTTAAGGCCGACGAGAGCCTAGTTTCTGAATCATCCGATGACACCGAGACTGAAGCTGTTGCAGCTGATGCCGAAGAAGTGTCAGAAGAATTGTTTGAAGATGTATCTTCAACCGAGGCAACTCTTATTGATGCTTCCGACGATCAGAGCGAACTCGACCTCGCCCGTGCAGCTGTCTCAGATTGGTTAACCAATAACGTACTTTCAAAGTAATTTTCTAACAGGAGATTTTAAAATGGCTCTTAAATCAGATCGCTACGAGCTACAAACCGANATCAGCTTCTTCTACAATGAAGGTGTTGCAACACGCGGTGGTGTAGTCGTTCATGACACAGCCGGTTCAGGTGCAGCTATGGATCAAGGTGTTAACCTTGTGAAGTATGACGTAGCTGGCGGCAACGCAGTAGGNATCCTACTTAACGATGTTGTTAATAAGGACTTAACTCGAACACACTTAAACTTCTACAAAGACGAAGTTCAAAAGGGTGGCAAGGTAACAGTTCTTCGTAAGGGTTACGTCGTAACAGATAATGTTGACGGTACCCCTGTCGCAGGTTCAGGTGCTTATGTTAGCACAACAGTTGCTGGTAACATCACTATGGCTACAGACGAAGGAACCAAAATTGGTGCTTTCCTCTCATCCAAAGACGCTGATGGATACTGCAAAGTCGAAGTCAACTTACCATAATTAAAGAAAGCATAAAAGGAGATATAAATTATGTCACTTGAAAATCGTCCTAGCGATGAAATGATCAGCCTTCTTCGTCAATCTGGCGACGCAGACGCATCAATCGCTCTTCCAGCACAGCGTGAATTCGCTGCTGCACTACAGACACCTCTTCGTAAGGGTGTTCTTGTTGGTAATATCCTCGGAGATATCTTCGAGACAGTAAACATGGAACCCGGAGCAAGCCCTGAGTTCCCACTTGATCTCATTAGCCCCGGTTTAGAAGGTGAACACGTAGCTTACACCAACCCCGGTCACGGTCGAATTCCAGAACGTGCCGTTGAAGGTGACTACGTAATGATCCCAACTTACTCAATCGCTTCTTCAGTAGACTACCTTCTTCGTTTCGCAAGAGACGCTCGATGGGACGTTGTAGCCCGAGCCATGCAGGTCATGGAAGCTGGCTTCACCAAGAAGATGAATGATGATGGTTGGCACACAATTCTAGCCGCTGGCGTTGATCGTAACATTTTAGTTTATGATGCTGACGCAACAGCAGGTCTATTCACCAAGCGACTCGTAAGCCTCATGCAGGTTGTTATGCGTCGAAACTCCGGTGGCAACAGTGCTTCCAATGGTCGTGGTCGTCTAACTGACCTCTACGTATCACCAGAAGCTCTCGAAGACATCCGAAATTGGGGAGTTGATCAGGTTGACGAAGTAACACGACGTGAAATCTACGTCGCTAACGAAGGTGGCCCAGCCATCACTCGTATCTTCGGTGTAAACCTTCGTGACCTAGACGAATTAGGAGAAGGTCAGGAATACCAGAACTTCTTCCTTAATGATCTTGGTGGCTCACTTGCCGCATCTGACGTTGAATTAGTTGTTGGTCTTGACCAGTCAACTGACGACAGCTTCGTGATGCCTGTTCGTGAACAATTAAGCGTTTACGAAGATGCCGCACTCCACCGTCAGCAACGAGCTGGCTTCTATGGATGGGCAGAGCTTGGCTTTGGCGTTCTAGACAACCGACGAGTGATCCTAGGCTCATTCTAAGATTGGCTATTTAGCTATCGCAACCACAATAAGCCACCTCTCAGCAATGGGGGGTGGTTTTTTTGGTATATTGCCCCCCAATCGACCAGATTTGGGCTGTAGGTGTATAATATTGTAGACGATATCCCCGCACTAGATACAGTCTACCCGTATAGACACAGGAATAAATGGAGATTAAAAAATGGCCGCATTTTCAGACTATCTTGAGGCACAGCTTCTAAACCACATTTTTCGTGCTGACAGCTTCACAAAACCAGCAAATGTTTCAGTTGTATTAACAGGCGAAGTAGCCCAAGACAATGACACTGGATCAACTCTTCCAGAGCTACCATCAGGCATTGATAACGGTGGCAATTTCACAACAACTGGATACACCAGACTAAGCCTAGGTTCACCATCATCAGATGGCACAACAGTATGGGGCGACGCTGGAGTTGACGCTACAACAGCTTTCGTTGTAGACAATTACGATACACCAAATGCTAGTGGTTACTTTTACCCACTTTATCTAAGTGAGGCAGCAGCAGTTGCAGCAGATAATGGTAATCCACAAACAGCTACAAGTTTCACTTTCTCTGAGGAACACCCCGGAACCACTTTCTACGGTCCATCTAACATAGTGACATCTGGAAGTGCTACAAACGACACCACTTATGAGCTTTACGAAGGAAATGGTTTTATCAAAAATAACAACCAGCTTATCTTTGGTACAGCATTATCTGACTGGGGTTGGGTTTCTGGAATTGCCTTCGTTGACTCAAATGTTTACGGTCAAGGCAACGTCTTAATGTACTCAGAGCTTACTAATCCTAGGTATGTTTACACTGGAGACAATATAAAGTTTGATGCTAAATCACTCGAAATAAGTATTTCTTAATTTGTTATCAAGGAGCTAAATAATGAAGCGAACCAAAGCTGACCTGATAGCAAACATTAATGCTGAAATAGCTGACAACGCAACTCAGGACATATCACCTAGAGACGTTAGGCAGAACATGCTTGACGTTGTAGACTCTATTGCGAACCTATTGTTCACAGAAGAGATCGTCTCGACTAACTTTTCTACGCCAGCGACACGAACTACCATTGCGGGGGAGGAAGTGTTATCAAAGCTGGGTCAGGAAAGCTACGTAAGTACTGACAATTCGGCATTTGGGTATGCGGCCCTAAAGCAGAATTTTCAAGGTGTTCGTAATACAGCTATCGGTGCTTACACACTTACATGTAACATATACGGTACAGACAACGTTGCTATTGGTTATAGTGCATTAGCTGGTAACAGTAACGGTGTTGGTAATGTAGGTATTGGTGAATATTCATTATATTATAATAAATTAGGTAATCTTAATGTAGCTATTGGTCATGGTGCTGGTTACTATGCTGATAGAGAATCTAGCAATAAGCTATATATTGGAGTTCACCCTGTAACAGAACAGTACGTTTGTGATAATCCTGAAGGTGTTGGGCTTACGCCACTCGTTCATGGTGACTTTTCACTTCAAAGATTTGGAGTAAACGTCAACGATTTCCATCCTTATGGTACAGTTCAGGTTAGTGGTGCTATATCACCTTCTCAGGATGAAGCCTTTAGCCTTGGTCATGCGGACTACTCTTTCGATCAAGCTTATGCCCGTGGAATCACTTTCTACGAAGGCAACTCCCACACATATGACGCTACATCAGACGTTGTTATCGTTAGCGGTGTTCACATGCACGGCGATGATATTAAACCATTAGTAGACTCTGTATACTCTCTAGGAAGTCCTTCTAATAGATGGAGAGATATTAAAACATATAATCTTACTGTTGATGGTACAGCTACTATAAATCAATACAATACAGTTACTTCATGTCTATATGAATGTAAAACATTATATCTTGCAACAAGCGGGGTGTGCGACGGTGAAGTCAGCCCATGCGGATACTTAAATAAAGAAGAGCTTATAGGTGCTGGATTAATCATACCATCTAGCGGCGATGCAGGACTAAGTAACTATAAGTGGACAATAACACCAAGTGGTCTTAGCACTCAAGGTTTGGCTCCCACATCTGCCACAGATGAAGACAATGCATTCTGGACATCAAACAATAATGTGTTGCTATCCGGTGACTATTCTCAAATAAGGGCTACTAAGCATCTTGGCGGGGACAATGGAAATGCAGCATTTGGTGGAATGATTGGAAACAGTTCCAATGGTTTTGCCGGAATGAGTGTAATCACAGATGCAACATATCAAAGACTTACATTTACAACTAACGATGGGTTTTCCGCTCCAGCTTATGAGCAGACAATAGATGCCGGAGCAGGAGAATTTGGCAACTTTTACTCTAAGTACACTTTCAATATAGATGGTACCGCTGAAGATACTGAGGCATTATCTACTGATAGTAGAAGGCTAACAATAAACTCACCCGATCTAGATGTTCCCGTATCATTAAACTTAAATCATGGAGTTGCTTACAAAAGAGGTGTTGAGTTTTACTCTACCTCAAGCGGCACAGCCCCCGGCCTATACATTTCAACTCATGACGGCTCTGCTTCAAATGATGACATCAATACTGTGTCAATCATGGAAGACGATGCTACCGGTGGAGTTCTTGGAGTAAGTAACTTTGGCGGACAGGGAAAAGTTAAATTACCAGAAACACTCATCAACGCACGGTCTACGGCGGATGCAATCATCAGGGTAACAGCAGAAAATGCTGGTGATGTAGTTTCATCTCTAGAGCTTTGCGGGGAACTTAATTGTCTACAGGATGCAGCAGAGTTTGCATATAGCAAAACCAAGTGGTTTAGCTACCATATCTACATACTTAGACTCTGGACGAAAAATCCATACAACGTACAAAGCGGCTGATGGCAACACTATCTTTAATAACGGAAACGTTCAGCTTGGCGAAGACTCTTCTTATGGAGTCTTAAGTTTCCGCGACCACGCTTCTGATTCTTTGGTAAGTACTCAGGATGGATTTACACGTACTTTTTTCTAGACACGTAGACAACAGGCTAGACCAAGCTTCAGAGCTTGTTTACGTTGACACAAGTGGTAATGCGTTGCCCATCAGCCTTGTTACATCTCAGCTGGACCCAGTTACATGGGACAGTCAGTTCAATCTCTTCGGCGGATCAGGAACACCATCAGATAAAGGTGCTATAGCAAGTGCATCCGGTAACACCACGTTCGGTAACTATGCATTACACAATCTAACTATCAGCGGAGACCCACAGGGACATCTAAATACAGCTATTGGTTTTTCTGCTGGCTCTGGCCTATACAATGGCGATGGAAACATCGTAGTTGGTGCAGAAAGCTTCCAGAATGTTGCGTCTGGAGTAGACAATAATATCGTCATTGGTAATAAAGTAAGTATGACTGATACTACTATTGGTAATATAATAATTGGTAGTGATACTAATGTATATTCTAGTAATAATTTAATTATTGGTAATAGAGTATTAAGTGAAGCACATGCTAGCGGATTGCCTAATCGTAGCTTCATGATCGGTAATGATGGCAACGTTGTAGTAAGTGGATCGATTCCAAACCATTACATGGCTATGCCTAGCGGTACTTTCAAGATCGAAAGCAATGATAATGTAACATCAATGGACATTAAGTCTAATGAAATCGTAGTTCGTGGATCAGGGGATAGATACGGGCTTAATCAGTTCGCAGTCAACTTTGCTGGCTCTGGCGGACTATCAAATACCTTGCTTACGTTAGATCATTCTTCTCACTATACCATGAATAATGACGAGAATTATGAAACTACTAATCCGAGAAGGCCATACATGCATATAGATGGCGACATACAGGTTAGAGGTGCCGTAAGACTTGCCGATGGTAGTTCTTTAACGACAGCCAGTGGAATCAACAATATAAATGATCTAATACAAGGTCTTCAAGATCAGATAGACGTACAAACGGTAGAAGGTACTATGACTCAAGACGTTGACGCTCCAGCTGGACCGCTTCTTCCGACGCAAGGATTAATGACTCTTCTCAATGGTGATTCAGTAATGGTTGTATTGAGAGATCAATACCTAAGACTAGAAGAGGGCGATTACGTCATAGCAAACAGGATAAGGAATACCCTTGATCAATGGGAATATAGGCCGGTGTGGGTAAGCAACGAGTATAATACCTGCGGTTGTGCTAGACCATCAACTCTAGATGGCGGAAATATTTAAAGGATAACACAGGAGAATGAGGAATGTCAAACGGAGTACCAAATAGGTGCGATCCACCATCAAGTAGTCCGTTGTTAGACGGATGGTCAGAGGTTAATGAAAACGTTGTGGTAACCACTACTACCACAATATCTCCAGAAGACGGTATATCAATACCATCTAGCGGGGTACTCTGTGGAGAGGTAGTTACTACCGAACCCCCAGACGAAGAATATAGAGCGTGTAAACTGTACACTATTACAGCACTTCAGAATAATTCTAGAGATGCTGTAGTCTCAGTAGTCAACTGCCAAACGAGAGAAGTGGATACGCATACCATTCCTCCAAATTCATGCCTATTCGTATACAGTCTTCTTCCACCAACCATCAACGACCCCGGATTTGGGTCTACTCAGCAAACTCAGGGAACTAACTCAAGTTCAGGTTCAAGCGGCAGTTCAGGCTCAGGTTCAGGTTCAGGCTCGGGTGATAATAGTAATACTGGCGACGATGAAGAACAAACCGAGAGCGAAGAACTATCCATAACCGATGACTCTGACGGCGACGGCATTCCAGACAAAGGCGTTATCGTAAACATAGAAGATTGTACCGTCGTAGGCCCGGGCGGTAGTGGAGATGACGATACAGACTGGACCCCTACACCTCCAACAGGCGGCGGAGAGACCTCAGATGGTGCAGCTTCAGGTATTTCCATATCGGACGCTGGAACTGGCGGAGGCTCAACTGGTCAGCCGGGACCATCCGGTGCGACATCTGGCCCGATATACACTGGCCCAGAATCTTCTGGCATGTTCTGTGGAGGACTTGCATACACATATGACGAAGACGTTAATAATCCCCCAGTCAGTCCGCATATTAAGATCGTTTCAGTCGGTGCTGGTAACATAGAAGACTCTCTTCGCATAACGGATGATGGTACCCCAGCAAGCTCTACTTTACGTCCTAACGCCATCTATTT